TCATGATATTCATGAGGAAGAATTTTGTCATCATGTATATAATCGTGAATGGTTAGAAACCACAGATTTCTATGCTGAGAATAAAGAACTTCTTGATGCTCCAGTTGGAGCTGGGTGGTGGGCATGGAAACCCTATGTCATTTCTCAGGCAATGGAACACGCTGCAGATGGAGATTATATTCTCTACTGTGACTGTGGTGATATGTTTTCTCCTGGTTTGAGACTGTATGTTGAGAAGGAAATGAATAATACTGATGACATTTCAATGTTGCTAATCAGCAACAACATGAACGGTCAGTATACTAAACGCGACTGCTTCATTCTAATGAATTGTGATGAGGAAGACTATTGGAATGAGCGTCAACTTGAATGTGGTTTCATGGTTTGGAAAGTGACTGATGCAACAAGAACTGTAATGAGTGAGTGGCAGAAGTATTGTTTAGATCCTCGGATTATTAATAATGATCCAAGCACTGAAGGTGAAGAACTGGAAGGATTTGTTGCACACAGAAATGATCAGAGCGTTCTGACAAACCTTGCAATTCGAGATGGTTTGACTGTTGGTGGCCCTGAGTTCCGTAATTATGTTGAATGCGATTATGATTACTGGTATGAACGTGGCGGTGTAGGATTTGGTCGTCAGATCGATCAGTTCTTAAATGTGATTAAAGAAGATGCATAGTATTATTCTTACAGTTCACAATAAAGACTGGTTGATTGAGCGAGTCATCGAAGGTATCTACAAGTATACTGCAGAACCTTATGAACTTATCGTGGTTATTGATGGATGTACAGATAATTCTGAAAAGATTATCTGGGATTCTCTGAGTGGTACTCCTGTCAAACGAAAGTTTGTTCATGCTCCTAATGTTTTTGAAACAAAAGCAAATAATCTTGGTATGAAAATTGCTGAGGGTGATAAGATTATCATTGTCCAAGATGATATGATTATCAAAGAACAAGATTGGAATAAGAGATTAGAAAAACCATTCCGAGCCTTTGATGATGTGTTTGCAGTTACATCTAGAACAGCACATAACTGGGAGTTTAATCCCAACACACAACATTTGGGAATGGAAGAAGATCTTGATGACTGCTGGTGCGACATTGTAAATCATGTAGATCATGCAGATCGCAAACATGCATTACCTCGTGATGTATTTGCTGTTCGCTGTTCAGTCAACCGTGGACCACTCATGATTGATCATGAAGATTTAAAGAAACTTGATTATCTGGATGAAGCATTTGCACCACAAGATATGGATGATCATGATCTTTGCTATCGTGCATACAAACAACTTGGTAAAGTTGTTGGTGCATATTGGATTGATTATGAGAGTGAAGATTGTTGGGGAGGGACCAGAGTTGAAACTGGAAAACCTGCTCCATGGCTTTTAAAAGCAAATCATAAGAATACGAAGATCTTTTATGATCGCCATAAAGATCTAATAAATACGAGGAGAGTTGTTGAACATCGAGAGTTACCTTATGCGAATTGATATGGATAGGTGGGATGTGGCACAGACTACAGAATTTTCACATCATCAAGATTTAAGCAGAGAAGCGTATTCATATGCTTCTGAGTGTATTGCCAAGTATCTTGAAATTGATTATAAAGAAGACTTCAAAGATAAAGTTATTGTAGAAGTTGGAGCAGGTCCTAGAGGATCTATTCTTTTGACTGAAGGAAATTTTAAAAGAGGTATCATTATTGAACCTTTGATTGATCGTTGGCCTGCTGAGATTCGTCAGGACTACGAAGCAATTGGAGTAGAAATTATTGCAGCACCTTATGAAGATCTCGATATTGAAGAGCAAGTGGATGAGACTTGGTTCTTCAATGTTGTTCAACATGTTCTTGATCCACAGGAACAACTTGAACTTGCAATGAAAACATCAAAAGTAGTTCGAGTGTTTGAAAGTATTGGAAGTGCAACTGACGAAGCACATCCACACTTTATTACCAAAGAAACATTCACTGATGTTCTTGGAGATTTTGGAAAGATCTATAAGGGTGGAAGTAATCCAGGATTCCACGGAGCTGATTGTTATTATGGAACGTGGTATGCGTCTGATAACGTTTAGTCTTTTTGGTGATAATCCTCTTTACTGTGAAGGAGCGGTAGAGAACGCAAGACTTGCAAAAGAAATCTATCCAGATTGGACTGCAAGATTTTATGTCGCAGAGGATACTCCAGAAGAGTATACTTGGAGACTCAAAGACTATGATGCTGAGGTTTATATTCGTCGCAGATATAGTCCTTATGATGCTTTGAACTGGCGATTCCTTCCTTTTATGGATGATACTGTTGAAGCATGGATCAGTAGAGACTGTGATAGTAGACTGTCTTGGAGAGAGCGTAGGGCTGTTGATGAATGGTTAACGACTGATAAAGCATGTCATCTAATGAGAGACTGTCATAATCATGGTTATACAATTATGGCAGGAATGTTTGGGATTAATAATCCACTTTATCATCAAAGATATGGGAAATTGAATCTTGATGTCCCACATCAAAATAATAGAGAGGATGATCAATCTATTTTACATAGACATGTATGGCCTATGATTGCTTTTGATCATGTATGTCATGATCATTGGTTTAATACTCAACCCTCTGGACAACCAACTACTCAACCAGGAGATCATGTTCCTCACGATCAAGCGTATGGTGTTGGTTTGATTCCTTATATTACTGGTAATGTGAGAGATCAACTTTCGGAAATCTATCCTATCGGTCAAGATAACAGGCCATTCCCAGAGCATGAACCAATGGAATATGGAATATTTGTTGGGCAGATTATTGAAGCGAATGGAACTCCAAGAATGAACACGGATGTTCGTTGGGAGTATGAATTGAGGGGTATTGCTTATGAGTAACTTTCATATTATCGGATCTGGTGGATGTGGATTTCTTCGGGCCAATTATCTTCTAAGAGATCACACTCCAATCAAATATAAAGGTGGAGGTCCTAAGTATCAAAATAGTTTTGAGACTTGGAGTGAAGGTAATGGATTGATCTGGGATGCAGAAAGTCTTTCAAAGGAAGAAAGAATTCGTAGAGTATCCTTTCATTTTGATCATGATCAAGATGGGTGGGTGATTTCAAACATCACACATTCATATTTAAAGTATGTTCCTGAGTTTCTGGAATTTTATCCGGACATGAAATTCTTGTGTCTGCGTGGTAGAAGAGAGCACTCAATTAAATCTTTAGCTACGTCTTGGGGATATCGCAATCCTTGCTACGTAAAGGATAGATCGATTGGATTTGGTCATAACCGATATGCTGTAAGTCAGTTTCCAAATTACAGCGATTCAAGAGATGAGTTTCATGCAACGGAAAGATATTGGGATGAATATTATCGTATTGCAAATGAGTTGCAAGAGCAATACCCAAATAACTTTTTGATTGTAGATGCTCCAGAGTTTTTTGGTAATACTGAATATCAACTGTGTTGTTTAGGGTGGTTGGGAATTGATGTTCATATTGACAGTTCTCCAAAAGCAAAACATCTTCCAGTAGATTTTAACAATTGGACTATTAGTACAACACTGCACGGTGGACTTGGTAATAACTTATTTCAGATGGCAGAAGTTATTTCATTCTGCAAGAAGTTTAATCTGCCAGAGTCAAAGTTTGGTACATGGGATCTATGGAATGGTGGCAACTTATATCCACCATCATACAACTCTGACAAACTTCTTGGTGGACATGATGGAACTCATGCGGACATGAAAAAATATTTTCCCAATCTAAATTGGCAAGGCAATCTTTCCACAACATTTGATACAAAGTTTGTGATCAATGATATGTTTAGATTTGGTTCTGTAGAAAACTTAGATCATGTTAGAGATGTTCTTGGTGTTAATACCAGCAATGTATCTGGAACAGTTTCATTACATCTAAGATTCTGCACTCGTCCTGCGGATGATCATGTCAATGGTTATGTTGATGATGAATTTTATATAAAAGTATTTGAAAAAATTCCAGCAAAGAGTAAAGTTTATATCTTTGCTGACGATAATAATAAAGCACGATATAAGTTATCTTGGTTTAGGGATAACTTTGATATGCATTTCGAAATATTTGGTGGAGATGCTTTTCAATCACTACAAAAGATGGTAGAATGTGAGTATCATATTTTGCATGTATCGACGTTTAGTTTTTGGTCTGCCTTCTTAGACTCAAATCAACCAAACACAAAAGTATTTTATCCACAATCTTTTATTAGTACGCACAGCCCAAACATGATTCCTTATAAAGAGTGGCAAATGTTATGAACTGCATAATTTATCTCGTCAGATCAACTGATGAAGATGTAGAAATGTTCAATAAGTCTCTTGCACTTCTTGAAGAAAATGTACTCAAGTTTACTTCTGCTGATGTAATTGCTTTTGTAGAAGATTCATTTTTTCCATATGTTGAAAAAGTTGAAACTAATCTGAATATCAAATATAATCTAGTTAAATTTGATGTGCCAGAATATACAAACGAAATTGCACGTCAAATCCCAGAATTTTTTCCACATCCAACTCATGGAAATGGGCCTGTTGCCTGGGGGCATCCAGGTTTTTCCCTGGGGTATCGGCACATGTGTAGATTTTTCTCCGGAGAAATGTATAATCAAAACGTTATAAGAAATTATAATTATTATCTGAGATTAGATACAGATTCTTTTATACATACTCCATTGAATTATGATATTTTTGATTGGGCTGAAAGTAATCATTGTTATTATGGTTATATTGCTCCTGCTGTACAAACAGACAATCCAAAAGTGATTGAAGGACTGTGGGAATTTACGAATGAGTTATACCCAAACAACATTCCAGAGGGTATGATGTTCTATACTAATTTTGAATTAGGTAAAGTGGAATGGTTCTTGACAAGTCCATACATGGAATTCTATAATAAGATTGATGAGCACGGTGGAATCTATACAAAGAGATGGGGAGACGCTCCAATTAAGTTTCTTGGTATAAATCTATTCATGCCACAAGAAAACATTCAACCAGTTACAGGATTCACTTATCAACACGGAGCTGTATATCAAGTCTAATGGATAGAAATAAATCAACGTATAAATTAAAAAACATTGGTCCAATCTATTGCATCAATCTTGATGGGCAACCAGATAGATGGCAATACATGGAAGATCAGTTCAAGTACTGGGAGATTGAAAACTATACTCGTATCTCCGCATATGATGGTAGAGAAGATGATCTGAGTGATATTATTTCTGGTCGCTATCCAGAGATGATGACTTCAGGTGAAATTGGATGTACCACATCACACCTAAAAGCAATCAAACATTGGCTCGAAACGTCCGATAGTCCCTATGCTATCATGATGGAAGATGATTGCAATTTAGATCTTGTAAGGTTCTGGAATTTTACTTGGAATGATTTCTATGGTCGCATTCCTTATGATTGGGATGTAGTGCAGATTGCAATTATTTGCACTGGAGATCTTCATGTCAAATTGCACAAGCGTTTCGTGAATGATTTTTCTACTGCTTGTTATATGATCACTCGTCATCATGCTGAAAAATTAATGAAGCATCATGTTCGAGGAGAAAAGTATAAACTCGATAATGGATGCAAGCCACGTCCTGTTGCGGACGATCTTATCTATAATTCGGGTAATACTTATAGTATTCCTCTTCTTCTTTATAAGATTGAACTTGGATCATCAATTCATCCAGATCATATTGATGCGTTCCACAAGGGTAATCATGATGGTCTTCTTAATTTCTGGAGTCAGCGTGGAGCTGAATTGAAGATTGAGGAACTTATGGATTATGATCCTTATCTTGGAAGAGTTGTGGAAAACTCAGCCGTTGCTCAGGGTTGACAATCTTAAAAATTCGTGTTAGATTGGATACCAATCTTAAGAATGTCTTAGGATTTACCGTAGTTTATTAAAAACATTTAATATGAAGTATACACTTTTTGCTGCATGTGCTCCTTTCCTGATTAGCCCCGCTTTTGCTGGTGGACTGACTGGTAACTATGCTGCAGCTGGTGCTGCGATTGGAACCAATTCAAATAGAACTGCAGGTTCCGTGAGTGGTCGTTTAGATTCTCGTACTCTTGGATCTACGATTCCCGTTTCTCTTCGTCCTCAACTTACCATTGGCAGCGCAACTGGTGGTAACGTTAATGTAACTTATGATGTTCCTGTTGCTAACAACGTAAATGCCTATGTCGGCGGCGGCGCTGGATTTGGAGCAGGTACTGCCATCAACACTAATAACCAAGTTGCAGGCATTGCTGTGCTTGGCGTAGAAGGTGAAGTGGCAAAAAATGTAGTCCTGTTCACCGATCTTAAGTTTGGGTTTGGTTCTTCTACGACCTACACCCCAACTGTTGGTGTTGGATACAAGTTCTGATTTGCTAATAAAATCCTGGGGGGGAGCTTGACTCCCCTTTATTTTTGCTATATAATTGTGTAACAATTCGTAATAAAACGAAAATGACTGTAACAACTAATGAACGTGGTCAGCAAAATATGTTTGCTAAAGAACCCACCATGTATTATGAGAACTACGGACAACTGACTCCCAACCAAGTAAAGGAGAGAACCAATGGGCGCTGGGCAATGGTCGGTTTTGTTGCTGGTCTCGTATCTTATATTAGCACTGGCAACTTCTTCTTCGGTATCTTCTGATGACTGAAGCAATCTTTACAATTACTTCTGTCGCTTTCTTTGTATTGTTGGCAGTATCTGTAGAACAACTTTCTGAAACTTACTAAGGAGAAACACAATGAACAAAATTTTTACCGAATTCGCTGAGCGTTGGAATGGACGCCTGGCAATGCTTGGATTTCTGGCCGCTGCCGGTTCATATCTTACTACTGGTCAAATTATTCCCGGCGTATTTTGATGGAAGTGAACATGCGTAAAGAGAATTATCAAGTTCCTCAAGTTCAATTCACCTTTCGTGAGTCTGGTGAGTTTGTAAATCGTACAACTTCGGAACTTTTTGATGGTAAGCGTGTGGTTATTTTCAGTCTGCCTGGTGCATTCACTCCTACTTGCTCTGCTTATCAACTGCCTGGATTTGAAGAGAAGTATGAAGAATTCAAAGCACTTGGTATTGATGAAATCTATTGCATCTCCGTTAATGATGGCTTTGTAATGAATGCCTGGGCAAAAGACCAGACCATTGAGAAAGTCAAACTCATTCCAGACGGCAATGCTTACTTCACACGTTCTATGGGATATCTTGTCAACAAGTCTAACCTTGGTTTCGGTGATCGGTCTTGGCGTTATGCTATGGTCGTGGATGATCGAATCATCGAGAAGGTATTCGTTGAGGACGGTATGCGCGACAATGCCGACACTGACCCTTATGAAGTATCGACACCTGAAAATGTTCTAGATTATGTGTCAGCAAATGTTAAAGTTGGCACTACAGTTTAAATAAGTAAAGCGCCCACAAGGGCGCTTTTTTATTGGAGTCCTCTTAATAATGGATTTGATGACTTATTCAATACCTTAATAAAAAATATTTGAGTCAATCGTAATTGGTTATTATTCATTTTAAAGTTATTGGCTCCATGATAATTATTAGATTCAAAGCAGATTAATCTATTAAACACATTATTGTATCTTGAAATTTCTTCAAATTGCGACCTTGCTTCAAGAATATTTTTTATATACTCATCATTTTCTATGGGTTCACCCATAAACAATTCTTTTTTTCCTTTCTGAGTTTTGTCTACCGTTTCATTTTTAAGTCTAAAAATAGAAGTACCTGTATCTAAATCTGCGTTTGGAGTCAGATAAATTAAACCAGCATAATCATAAATGTCATTGTCTTGATGAATCCAACCATAGTTTTTTGGATCTTCTTTTTTAGTATCAAATGGTTTTATAAGTTGAAAGTGAGTTAATATTTCCCACTGAATATATTCATATTCATAATTAAAAAATGTTCCAAATAGTCTTTTGCAAAAATCATTTGCAAAATCTGTATCATAGAAATCAAGGGGATCACTTCTCCATCCAGGCCAACTTCCATCTGGAGATTGATGATAATTTAAAGATGCTGCCCACTCTATTACACTTTTTGGATCTTCATAAAATCCATCAATGCACATAGATGGAAACGTCGATGACTTGATAACATTTGTATTGTCGGTTATATTTAAAAGAGATTTTATTTCTTCATTGATCATAATTAAATTTATTTTTACTCATTCTAACATACTACTTATGATTTTATAAATACTCCAGTGTTTAGATTAATATCCAATGACATTAGATCTTCATAACTTTTTCAAATTTTATGATGATGGTAATGCAAATCATGTAGCAGCAGTTCAATGGTTGGAAGACAACCTACCTGCTAACTTCATGGATGACGCAGAAACCGAGTGGATCGGAATTTTTAGAACTAAACCCCCTACACCAGAAGTTCTTGCAGTTCCATACTTCAACCAAGTAGATAACTACAGAGATGCACATAGAACTTGCAACAGTTCATCGTGTGCTATGTGCCTTGCTTTCCTTAAGCCAGGATCGATTAAGGGTGATGATGAGTATGTTAAGAAAGTATTTGCGATTGGCGACACGACTGACCATTCGGTACAGACAAAGGTTCTGGCAGGTTATGGAGTTAAGTCACACTTTAGTTACAATCTTTCTTTTGCTGATATTGATAAAAGTCTTGACGCTGGGAAGCCTGTCGTTATTGGTATCCTGCATAGGGGTTCTCTTTCTGCACCTACTGGTGGGCATATGTGTGTTGTAATCGGTAAGACTCCAGACGGCAAAGGATATTATGTTAATGACCCATATGGTTCTCTGAATGACAACTATACAGGCCCTGTGACAAATGGTAAGAAGACCATTTATACCAAAGCAGTTCTTAAGCATCGTTGGTGTCCAGGTGGCAACGATGGCTGGGGCAGAATTTTCGACTGATAGGAGAACAAACAATGGCACGTATCGATTTACACAACTTTTTCAAGTTCTATGACGAGAAGAACCCCAATCACGTCAAGGCAGTTCAGTGGTTAGAAGATAATCTCCCTGTTAAGTTCCTTGAGGACAACGTAGACTGGGCAGAAATCTATAGAGGAAAAAAGTCAAACGCTGCAGCACCGACAGCTGCAGCAACTGCTCCTGTAAATAGTGGTGGTGATGATGTTCCTATGATGGGCATCAAGTTAATCAAAGAGTTTGAAGGATGTCACTTATCTGCATATCCAGATCCTTTATCTGGTGGACTTCCAATCACAATCGGTTGGGGTTCAACTCGCAAGAAAGATGGATCACCTTTCAAACTTGGTGATAAAATTACCCAGCAAGAAGCAGATGAGTTATTAATTAGTCAGTGCAAGAATCAGTTTCTTCCTGCTCTTCGCAAAATCCCACATTGGAATGAAATGTCAGATGGAAAAAGAGGCGCTCTGCTCAGCTTTGCTTATAATCTTGGTGCCGGCTTTTACGGTGGTGATAACTTTAATACTATTACTAAACGCCTGAAGAATAAGGAGTGGGACATGGTTCCCGATGCTCTTTATATGTATCGCAATCCTGGTTCAAATGTAGAAGCAGGTCTTGCACGTAGAAGAAAGGCAGAAGGCGAAGCCTGGAAAAAAGGATAAATAAATTCAATCAATGATTCTTGATCTTCTGATCTGAATCCATATAGTCCAAGTCCTCTATGACTTGGTGAATACTTCATTAAACATACTTCGGTTTGTTTTGTCTAGTACACATCAATTCATAGAGGATTTTTATGTCTTACGCTACAAGGGCACTTGCTGCCGCTTCTGTTTTTTTGTTGGGAGCACCAACAGCATTTGCAGATACGATCTCTGGAACAGATTTTGAAGGAGGTTCATTATCTGGTTGGAATATTGGATCTCAAACAGGAACACTTACTAATGGGACTATTACAGGTAATGGAACAGGTGTTACTTTAATCAATGGTTCTGTAACTTTCAATGCACCTTCTCATGGTTCGGTAGGAAGCCCAACACTTTCTGATGGTTCTCCAAACTCATATTATCAACCAGCAGTATCTCCAACTACTTGGACATTTGCTCCATATGGTTCTTATGGTGCTGCATTGCAACCAACAGGAAGTGTTACCTTTGATGCTGCAATGTCTGCATTGGGACTTACCCAAACACAAAATCAAGAGATTAAAACCAAACTCATTCAAGATCAACAGGCATCAGGTCTTGGAAATCCAAATCCAACAAATGCTGCATGGTTTACTACAAATGTAAATCTTGATACCGGAAAGATCTATACAATGTCTTGGAACTATATTGGAACTGATTATGTTCCTTTTAATGACGGTTCTATTACATCTCTTGTTTATCAGGGAACTGATGGATCTACACCAACAGTTACTGTGAATAACTACACCCAAAACTATGCTTTATTGGGATTCACCAATCCAGGAACGGGTGATTATTCCACAGGAACTTATGGTTCTACTGGATGGCAGACATCAACTTATGAAGTTTCCTTGTCTGGAAGTTATCTCTTAGGATTTGCAGTATTTAATCTTGGAGACACTGCACTTTCTCCAGTTCTCTTGGTTGATAGTCAGCCAGGAACTACATTAGCAAATGGACAACCATTCGGTGCTGTTGCTCCTAATAATTCAACAGCACCTTCTGCATCAACAACCCCAGCAGTACCAACACTTGTAAGTTCTAATACTGTTTATAACATTAATGTAAGTGTTGCTGCTCTCGCAAGTCAGACTGATGTTTCTACATTGTATACACCATCAGAATCTGATGGTAGTCAGAAGGTCAATAAGCACGTTACAACAACTGTTACCACCCCATATGTAACAACCACAACAACCACACCAGTCACAACTGATACTTATAGTGACAACTCTACTGTTGTGACAAACGGAACACCAGTAGTTACTACGAGTTCCTCAAGTCAGTCCGCAGTTTCACACCAGTATGCTGACTTTTCTGGTCGCATTGATCAACTGGAAGTTCTTGATGGAATCAATGATGGTATTAATGGACTTCTAAACCACGAACCATCAAATACTCAAGAAAGACTTAGAGTATTTGAGAACAACAGATTCGTTCAGTCTTATAATGCTGATGGTTATACTGCTGATTCCAATATCTTTGGTGGTGGATTTGAGTTTGATGTAACCAAAGGATGGACTCTTGGTGGTCAGTATAATAGAGTTAATGTAAATCTCAATGGTGTTGATTCAACTACGCAACAGAATAAAGATCGCTTTGGTGTATTCAGCGAACTCAGAGGAAATACTCTCACTCTGAATACTAATGCTGCGATTGCGAACAGTAACTACAAGTACAACAGAAATGTAGAAGGTGTATTTAATAACGCTGGTGAAACAACTGGTTCTGAGTGGTGGGTTTCTAATCGTTTATACTGGCATCTTCACAAGGCAGTAAAACCATTTGTTGGATATACTGTTCAGAATGTAAAGAGAAATGCTTATAATGAAACAGGTTCACCAGAATCTGCTAGAAGTGTCGATGAGTTTAACCAAACCACACACGTTGGTGAAGCAGGTCTCAAACTAGAAACTCGTTTTGGTGGTAAGAAGAAGGATTTATTTGGTGTCAGTGTAGAAGGTGCTTATGGAACTGATAACTCTTATGGAGTTGCTGCTGAAGTAGACTATAAAGAGATGTTAATTGTTGAAGCATCTCACGGTGTGAATAATGGAGTCACCAACAATTCTATTGCTGGAAAAGTTAAGTTTAGGTTCTAATTACTAAATACAAAGGAAACATCATTTAAGACTGATGGATAAGAAAAAGGAAAATGCTATGGGACAAATTATTCGTATTGCTATCTTGAGTTGGTCTGCTGCTCTTCTCACCGCTAGCTATGCGGGTATGCTGTCAAAGATGGATCCAACATTCATCGCTACAGTATTTACCGCCTCAGCCGCCACCTTTGGTATCAACACCATGAAAAAAGGTGAAGATGATGAAAAAAAAGAAGAACCCCGTAGAGAAGAGTTTGTTGTTGCTCCCCCAGAACCTCCAGTTGAAGAACTGTCTGTAACTTTAGAAGAGAGAGTTGAAGCTCTTGAAACTAAAGTAGATGAAGGTGAGGGTTTTGTTCAACCACGTACAGGAGTCTAATAAAAACATGAGGTATTATGCCAAGAGAATGGAACACGCCAGTTCGGGAGCCCTGGAACCCGGTAATTAAAAAGTGTCTCGATGCTGTAGATGAGCATATGAGATTGCACCTGAAAACGGGTGACGACTGGCACCTTTCACAAGCAGAAACCTTAAGAAATTATGTAAAAGAATTGAAAGTTTGGATTCATAAACAAGAGGGTTGGTGGAATGAATGAATTTCCATGGGGCGTTCTTGTAATATTATGTTGTGGTCTTACGATGACTGCGTATATCATTTACTACATATTACGGTTAGCTCATATGGAGATGGACGATGAAACATCTAGCGATCATTCTATCCGCGACAAGTCTCACGATTAGTGCCGGACTTTGTTATGGTGCTTATGTAACTTACCAAAAAGCACAGAAGATTCTTGAAAACCCAGAAGAGTTTGTTGGTATGGTTGTAGAGAAACAGGTACAAAAAGCAATTGATGCTCTGCCACTTCCCAAACTAAATACCAAAGAGTTTAAATTGCCATTCTAATGGATAATAAAGATCCTTATATCTACAGAATCCGTGAGATTCATAAAGTTGTTGATGGAGATACAATAGATGCTGACATTGATTTGGGCTTTGATATTTCTCTCACTAAGCGAATTCGCCTTGCTGGGATTGATACTCCTGAGTCACGCACTGCAGATGCGAATGAAAAGAAATACGGACTTGAATCAAAAGAATGGTTAAAAAAGCGTTGCGAAAACGCAAAGGATATTCTTATCAAGACCAAACTTCCAGACTCTACAGAGAAGTATGGTCGTATCATCGGTCATCTGTTTATCAATGGTGAAGAGACTTCATTGAATAACCAAATGATCGCTGAGGGTTATGCTTGGACTTATGATGGTGGAACTAAGGTTAAGAACTTTGCTGAACTGGATGCGAAGCGTAAAAAGTAATTACTTTGAGTGAAACTTTTTGTATTGTTCTTTCTTTTGATTCTTCTGTTCTTTCTTGAGTAACTTATTGACTTTCTTGAGAGACTGACTTTTCTCAAATGCAAAATAAACTTGAAGTTCATATGGGGTAAGGTCTCTGCTTAAGAGTTTCTTACCCCTTACAAATATCTGTTGAACAATAGGTTTCATCTTACCTACCATCCATTCCACCAAAGATTTCCCAACAAGAGCCGCAGCAACAGAAGCAGTAGCAGTGGTGCCAGCAAGAATAACCTGCTCTTTAGGTGGGATGGGAACTTCCCCGACGATTGGTACTTCAATGACGGGAACTCCTAGATTGGTTTTGGGGGCATCATCGGAAATAACCCGATTATCCTGGGGGGTTTGAACAGATGGAGGCAGTTGAGGGGTAGGGGTAGCATCAGGAAGTCCTCTGGTTTTTTCTTCCTTCTCTTCTTGTTGTTTCTTCTGTTCCGCTCTTACTGCAGCATCAAACTCTTCTTGAGTAGGAACATCAATCACTGGATACTTGATAGTCGTATCGGGCATATTTACGATGGGCATATCAATTTGAGGTATCACGGAACGTTCTGTTCTGCGAGTTACAGGAGGCTCTATCGTTGGAATAATAGGTGGGGGTTCACTTCTTATTTGGATTGGTTTGATTTCCATTTGCTACATCCTGTACTCGTGGATACTTCACAACGACATCGGCACAGATTTTTGCATAAGGGCTTTGAGGGTGAAACGAAATTCCATTTTTCATTGCTTCACCACACTTCAGTAACCTGACTAACTCAAAGTCAAGACGTGCCTTATCTGCTTCTGCCTGCTGTCTACTGATTTCTGTACGAACTCTTGCCTTACAGAGCTCTTGAAATGACCCATCAAGAGGAATGGAAAGTCCTGCTGACAAACCAGAGTTTAGAGAATTTTGTTGATAAGTTGTTGGATCATTATTATTGGATAAACTATTGTACCCAAAGGTCTGTAAGTTCAGTGTTGGTCCCTGACAAGAAACACCACCACCATAAGTATTCATAGCAAAAGGACCCTGAAGCACCTGTACTGCCTGGTTGGTTACGTTACCAGTAGCAGATGCTGAGGGCCCTGCAATATTCGTATTAGATGGTGCTTCTGCAAATGCAGGAGATGCTAAACCGATTATTGCGTAAAGACCGATAATGTATTTGTAGTAGATTCTTCTACCGTTTTGCGATCTATCCATGTTTCTTTCGCAATTCCAGGAGTCAAGTGAGTTTCACTAAACTGGAACGGAGCACCTTGCGTTTGAATTGTGTAGTTCGCTCCTGGAGCCGGTGTCCCAGGGATATTGATATTAGTACCAGTAACAGTATAAGATGTCCCAGTAGTATATTCTATTTGTTTGATAACTTCAACCACTTCAGTACGAGTCTTAGTCTCAGAAGTAATTGTGCCACTCGTAAAGTTGGGAGTGACGGGACCAGCATAGCAGGGAGATATAAATCCCGCTGCTGCTAGCAAAGCGGGAGTTATATGTTTCACTTGAATACGCTCAATTCTATGCTGCGTTGTGCAGTTGCGGTTGTTCCTGATCCACCAGCAGTTACAGTGGGAACACCAGTTGGAGAAAGAGTACCCGCAAGTGATCCAGCGTTACCACCTAACTGAGTAGTAGAGTCGCTATAAAGGTTGGGAGAAGCAATTGTTCCAGAAGCTGCCGACTGAGTGGTGACAACAGTATCTGCAGTGACTGATGTTTCAGAAAAAGTAAATGCTGCACCATTCGTATTAATATCATAAGAACCAGCAGTTCCAACTCCCCCAAGAGTTGTAACGTTGATATTTGTACCTGAGACTGAGTAGGAACCACCCATTCTGGTTGATTGTACCGCAGCACCCTGAACGCCTAATTGTACGGAGTCAACAATTTTAGATGTAATTTCAGCAGCAAAAGCAGGAGTAGTGAAGAATAACGAAAAGGCTAAAATGAGTCTTTTCATTGTTCGAGTGTAAACACTACAAGTATTTATGATAAATATCTAAAAAACTATAAATGGCTATCAATAGAGAATTAAGTCAGTTTGGAAGACTTGTACAAATTATTGATAATGTAAGTATTGGTATTGGAACAACTTCCAATATTAAAGTTGGATTTGGTACGATATCTTCTACTGGTTATTTTGTAAACGATACTCAAGTTATTAATTCCTCTGGAGTTTGGGTAGGTTCCACTAGTGGATTGCAAGGCTCCACAGGTGCTCAAGGAACCACAGGTTCTCAAGGAACTCAAGGTAGACAAGGAACAACAGGTTCTCAAGGAACAACAGGTTCTCAAGGTACAACTGGTTCTACAGGTTCTCAAGGCACAACTGGTACAACAGGTTCTCAAGGCACAACTGGTTCTACAGGTTCTCAAGGCACAACTGGTACAACAGGTTCTCAAGGCACAACTGGTTCTACAGGTTCTCAAGGAACCACAGGTTCTCAAGGAACTCAAGGTAGACAAGGAACTACAGGTTCTCAAGGAACTACAGGTTCTACAGGTTCTCAAGGTACAACTGGTTCTACAGGTTCTCAAGGAACCACAGGTACAACAGGTTCTCAAGGCACAACTGGATCAGGTTCTCAAGGAACGACTGGAACTCAAGGAACTACAGGTTCTACAGGTTCTCAGGGTACAACTGGATCAGGTTCTCAAGGAACTACAGGTTCTCAAGGAACTACAGGTTCTCAAGGAACTACAGGTTCTCAAGGAACTACAGGTTCTCAAGGAACTACAGGAACTGGAACTCAAGGCACAACAGGAACTCAAGGCACAACAGGAACTCAAGGATCTACTGGTGGTTCGGCTACTTTAACCATGAATACTTCTGGAACTGGATTATCTGGTTCCGCAACATATAATGGTTCATCTATTGCTACATTTACCGTAACAAGTAACGCTACTTCTGCTAACACTGCATCGACAATTGTTGCCCGAGATTCTTCTGGTAATTTTACTGCTGGAACAATTACTGCTACCGATTTTAATTCAACATCAGATATTAATTTAAAAACAAATATACAAACCATAGAAGATCCAATCAGCAAGATATCCGAAATTAATGGTGTCACATTTAATTGGATTGAAAATGAAAATCAATCTGTTGGAGTTATTGCTCAAGATGTTGAAAAAGTCTTTCCACAACTTGTAAATGATATGGGGTCTCATAAAGTTGTAAACTACAATGGTTTGATCGGTCTTCTGGTAGAATGTATCAAGCATCAGCAAAGACAAATCGATG